GTCACGTTCACGGAGGACAGGTCGGTGACGCCGCCACCCTGCGGCTCCCACTGCACTGCAGCGTTGCCGGTGTAGGCGATCTCGCCGTCACGCTCGCCCCAGCGGACGTCCACGAAGCCTTCGCCGCCGAACTTGTCCTGGGTGTTCTCGAGGATCAGCTGGCCGGGGTCCTGCTTCTTGTCCGCCTGGCCGACCTTCTCGATGAGGCCGAGGGCGAGGTTCCAGCCCTGGGAGGTCTTCTCGGAGGAAGTCCAGCCGTCGTTGTCGAAGTCGGTGGAGTCCTCGAAGTTCTGGTCGAGGCCGGGGGTGAGGGAGTTGATGCCCTTGACGCGGACCCATGCGGTGTCGTCGGATCCGGTGGGCTTCACCTCGACGGCGTAGCGTCGGGCGAGCTTGGACGCGAGGGCGGTGGTGTTGTCAGCCATGGTGTGGCTCCTTGTCTACGTAGAGGTAGTAGTTGTCGGTGATCTCGTACCGGTCGGAGGTGTCGAGACCGAGGTCGGCGAGACTGTTTCGCCAGATGAGGGGCACGGAGTGGCCACCGAGGGTGACCGGGCCGAGTCCGTTGAGGGTGTCGTGGAGCCTGTCCACGGCTTGGATGCAGGGTCTCGGGTCGCGTGACCCGGACCGGATGCGGACCTGGAAGGCACGCACGTCCACACCTGGTTCCACGTCGACTTGCGCGACGTAGGGGGTGATGGCGATGAGGTCGGCGGGTGCTTGTGGCATGGCGCCGATCACGATGCCGAGGTCACCGTTCTTGTACCCGTCCTCTTTCCAGGTGCCGACGTGGGCTTCGTTGACCATGAGGTCGATGAACCCGGCGGCGAGGTCGAGGGTGAGGGAGTCGGTGACGTCCATATTCACTGTGGTCACTGGGTGGCCCTCCTCACTGCGGTGGTGACGATCCGGGAGACCTGCTCCCTGGACTGGTTGGCTGCGACCTCGAGGTATTTCGCTTGGCCGTCGCGGTGCCGGTAGTTGAGTTCCTCGTGTTGCCGGACGGCGTAGGGGAGGTTCGTGAACACGGCGGCGACCGGGTCGCCCGTGGTGGCTTCGGAGACGTGCAACGAGTTCCGGAGGTCCCCGTCACGTAGCGGGGTGAGGGGGACGGTCTGGGATCGGACGTATTCGGCGGCCTGGTTGAGTCCTTGGATGGCGGCGCCGGTCACGGCCTGCGTGACCTTCGGCCCGTACCAGTTCAGTGCCATGGTCGCCTCCTACTCGAGGTACACGACCATGTGGGACAGGCCGCCGGGGTGGTCGAAATGGGAGACCGCCAGGGCCTTCCGTTCGATCTCCCACTGGGTGCCAGCCCATACGGTCACCAGGGATCCGGCGGGCAGGGTGCGGGGTTCTAGGTACACGGTCGCCGACGAGGTCACCTCGCGGGCGTCGGCGTCCCGAACCACCTGTACCTTGTCCTCCACCAGGGAGCGCTTCACTTCCACCTGCTCACCCCACCGGTCCCCGTAAGGCCCAGCACCGAGGAAGGGCTTCACGAGGACCGTGTGGGGGAGGAGGCGGGCGGGGATGCGGGGCGGCATCAGGGCACGCTCACACGGGAGGTGACCAGACCCTCGATACGCAGGAGCCGGTAGGCGTCCGGTCCCACACCAGGTGGCACCGGGTCACCATCCGCACTCACGGTCGCATCGAAGTGCAGGGAGCCGAGCGAGGACGGGGCGGCACTCGTGGCGCCACCACCGGTCTCGTCCGCCCAGACCACTTGCGCGACCGTGGCGTCCCGGAACACCTGGGCTAGGTGTTCGTCGGTCGGCCGGCCATCAGCGTCCGTGTCGTACCGTGCCCCACGGACCAGCATGTCCACGATGAGTGACGCCGACGCCAGCAGGGCGTCCACGCCACTCACTGTCTGCAGATCCTCGGGGAGGTCGGACGGTTCAGCGTAGGTCAGCATGCGGGCCTCCCTTCTGCGGGATCAGCCGCGCCAAGGTCAGATCGTGGCCTTGACGCGGGCCGTTATTTTCCCGACTCGTCGCCCTCACCGGGGGTGCCGGCGTTCGGACCTGCGATGCGGATGGCACGCACGAACTCCTTGGTCCCACCCGGGTCGGTTGCGTCGACCGGGTCCGAGTAGGTGTTCACGCCGAAGAACGTGCCAAGGAAGGCGCGGTCAGAGTCGTTGTCGGAGTTCAGGGACTCCCAGTACGACATGGCGATGCCGCCACCGGACACGGACGCGGAGAACGGGACCGAGCGGGCCGGGGCCGGTGCGCGGAACACGGTCGGGAATGCGGTCGGGTGGAACAGGTAGATCGAGTCGTCGTCGATGACGTCGGACTCGTACAGGCTGAACCCGGCGATACGTCCGATCTCGGCCTCACGCAGGGTGTTCGAGTCGCCGGAGCGGTTCGCGTCGATCAGCGTGGGATCCTTGAGGGCGCGGGCGATGGCCTCGGTGCCTGCGATGGCGACCAGGCCGTCGCGGGGGACACCGTGCTTGCGGAGGAACTTCCGTGCGTCCACGAGGGCGTTGTAGGTGCCACGCTCTGCGTCGGCCAGAGTGATGGTCTCCGTGTAGGGGGCGCCCTCGATGGCGGCTGCGATGCGCTTCTCTGCCCCGTAGGCGACGGAGTTGGTCATGGGGGTGAGGACCTGTGCACCGTAGTCGGCGATGTCGAGGGTCTGCTCTTCACGGAGCAGCCCGACAGCCTTGTACAGGTAGGTGTCGAGCTTGATCTCAGCGGTGGCGTCCTTGATCTCGTCGGTGACGATCTTGCGGGTCGCGTCACGCCAGGCGAGCTCTCGGGCGTCGCCGAGGGCGCCACGGATGGGGATGAGGACCTTGTCGCCGCGGGGGCCGACGTTGCCCTGATAGTTGGTCTCCGCGTCGCGGTAGACCAGGTTGGGGAGGATGG